AAACCTTCTAGTTGTTTAATAATTTGATCTATAATTTCATCACTAGGATAATGGTACATACCATCTCCATTATATCCAAACAATGACTCCACACTGTTTGAACACCCATGGATGGGCTGATCTGTTGTTGTAAGTTCCGGAATACTGATCAATTTATTCCGATTCTTATTTTTAAGTAATTTATAAAAACATTTGCAAAGTCAATTTTAAAATTGCTGGATGACTCAGTCCAACAAAGTTTTGTTTAGCAAGGCTGGCAAAACCATATCTTAAATAAGATATTACACCAACATCACAAAGCCTAAACAATAACTGCTAAATATTGCTTGGTATCCATATATGATGCTCTCTATTTAACTGTACTCACGAACCCCATCGAGAAAACGGGGCATTCACAAATATGGTGAAAAGCATAGAAAAGTTTAAAGACGTTCCCAGGTCAGAGGATTTTAAGAAATATGTTGTTTCTTCCAATTCTCTACACGATCCATATAAGATAGGTCTAGTTCGGTACACAAATGAGTTATGCCAGCTTTACTGGCTACATCTTTCATTTGCCTCCGCCTATGTTCATACAAAGAGGGACCATGATTAAACCATTCTCTTAAAGCTCCATCTATATTTATTGCACAAGCATATTCTTCTGTATGTTCACAACCTTTTGGTCGTAAATAACAATGTAAAGATTTAAATATAGACTTATCTTTAAGAGCACCAATATAAGCACCCAAGTCAGAGTGATAAACACTAGATCTTTTTAAAAACTCAAATTCTTCCAATGGAAGAAATTTAGTGATTTCACTCGTCTTATTTGGCATAGTATAAATTTGTCCATGTTTTTCCAAAAATGAAGATATTGACATAATGTTAAAATCTGCAGTTTCTGGACTAACACTACCAATATTATCATCACCATATGTCATAACAGATACATAACTGCGAAAATCATAATTGGGATATAAGTCTAAAAAGCACATACGTAAGTTAAGTGCACCAACAATACCATTTATTATTACTGTTAAAGAATTTCCACTTATATGTCCACCTTCAGTTAATCCAATAAGATCACCATTATAGGCTATATATGCATAAACTATATCAGCACATAGAGCTTCCATAACACGTATATCTTCATCACTATAATTACATAATCTAGCGAAATCTATAAGTATACGTAATGAGGCTAAAATGGTTTGCGAAGGCATACGCTGATCATAGTTTTTATAATCACCACCAATAAGTCTATTTTCTCCAAATTTAACAACAAATTTATAGAATTCATCCCATTCTGGCCCATGACAATTTATGCCCACAGCGCATTCACTCTTGAGAGGATTCATTTGTAAAACACGTACTATTGGTAAATAGTATTTTCTAATTAGATAAGTTAAAGCAATACTATTACCATAGAAAATTCGACACTTCTCACCAGATAAAATTTCATCCTTTTTACAAGCTTTTGCAATTGTATAGGCACGCAAGCCCTGTTTATACAAATTTTCACAACGCATAATTTCATCCATGATAAAGTCATCAAATTTTCTAATTACCTTATTATCAATTATCTCCTCTTCAACAAATTTTCTCTTAGCACCAGTTAGTGGATAACCTACTGATGTATTAAGTTTAATGGCATCTAAAAATTTCTTACCATCTAAACCACTAATATTTTCAGCATCAGTTAATGGCTTAGTATAATTCCATAATTTACTAGAGAAAATCGGTATTAAAGCAGACTTATAATCAATGACAGCTCTGCGCAACAAATCATAATTAAATGGTATACCAGTTTCTGACATTGCACTAAGACAACCTTGCCATCCAAACCAATCAGGTTTAAATTTTGGAGGATTGTATATATTAGGCATACCACAAACATCAGTTATATATTCACTAATAAGACTAACTTTAAAATCAGAATGTGATGATGATCTACCTTCACATCTCCCATGATATGTAATTTGAGAATCCTTTTTCATATAATTAACAGGACTCTTTGTATGTATATCACCCTGACATTTGAAATTTATCCCATAAATGGATTCTGGAAATACATGATCACATCCAGTTAAAACTATGCCTTCTAAATTACGTAAATAGTTAATACCAGTAATTAAATCACTCTGTTTCAGAATACCATGACAACCATTGGGTGTACCCTCAGTTCCACCTAAGTGGAACCCTAAAATAACACTGCCAATAGTATCACTTACTAGAACACCACCACATAAGCCACCAAATGTATTCTTATTCAAATTCTTATAATAACCACCTTTAAAGGCAACTAACGTTTCAACTCTACTTGGTGCGGATAATCCTTTCATTTCAATAATGTCTCCAGATTTTCCTCTCCAATGCAGAATAAAAGGTGTTTCACCCATAGTACCAATAGGAAAATGTTTAAAGAGATCCTTATGAGAACCTCCATTAGGTGTATAACATAACATTAAGTCAGTGTTAGGAATTCTATAAGAAGCATTAACATGTAACATTGATACGAACTTTCCACCAGACATATCAGGATTCTTTTTCCGAAACGTGCATTGCAATTCATCACCATATTGAAGAAAATAGTGATAAGGTACAATCAATATATTACTTCTAAGAAATAAAGCATTCATTCTAGCATTACCATCATCTAAATGGATTGTGCCATAAACTAGATTTTTATCAACAACATTTAATAATTGGGATGAGCTAACAGTCTTAGAGGTTCGACTAATAGGCAAATCTCTTTTAATGACACTAGCCCATATATTATCTTCACTATCTCTCATCGCAATTTCTACCTCATCTTTAGGTTCCAAAGAACCTTGATTATCATATGTTTTCCAAATTTTCCAAAATTTGGAAAATGAATATAAAACAAGACAAGAAAC